GAAGCGGTCTGCGTTGTCGGTCAGCCATGCGTCTTTGGCTGTCTCAGAAGCGGACGCATAAAGAGTGCCGTTGATCGAATAGAGTTCGTCAACAAAGCGCTCTACGTCCTTTTCCATCGCCCATTCCATCATCTGTGGCTTGAAAGCGTCACGCAGGCCAATGGCGCTGATTTGCTCTTCAAACTCAGTGGTGGAGAACGCATTGCGGCGAAGGCCAACCGTCAGCTTGTGAGAGCGGCTTACGCCCGCCTCTTCATTGCCTTCCAGTTTGGATGTGCCATCGTTAATCGCATTGGTGAACTTGTTGATGAGAGCAAAGGTAACGCTGTCACCCTTCTTCTTCGTCAGGTTTTCTTTGACCTGAATGATAGAAGTCTCACCCGTGCCCATGTAGCGTTTGAACGGGTTATTGCGGAGGTATTCAGTGAAGAACTTGTCGTCCCACTGCTGGACCGTAAGGCCCGTTGCTGCATCAGTTTGTGCCATGATATAAATCCATATTCCTGAACCCCGCCGCCAAGGCTAAGGGTTATTCATCGTTTAGAAGGTCGGTCAGCTTGGCAGGGCCAGGCCACTCAGGACCACGGCGGCTGCCAACACTCTGAGCCGTTGCTGTGGTTGTCGGCGCTTTTGGCGCAGGTTGCTCTTGGCCTTCCAACAGCTTCAAAACGCGCTCAAGCTTCTCAGGGTCAGCCGTAAGCTGGTCCGTCAAAGATTGGCGCTTGTGCTGCTGGACGGCGTAATCGTATGGGTCAGCTTGCGCCAAAACCTCTTGTTGGAGAGGGGCGGGCTGATCTTTAAACCATGACTTCATCGCCTCAACGGCCTCTTGACCGTGTGCTTTTACAGCGTGTGCCTCGGACAGATTAAGCCGCTGGTTTTCATACCGTTGCTCTACCGTCTGAACGCTTTGGTTGATTTGCCGCTGCGTGTATTCTGCAAACGCTTGAGGGTCTTCGATTGGGTCTGGAATAGGCTCAGGTTCGGCCTTGGGTTGCTGCTGAATAAGCGATTGCTTAAACTCAGCCAATTCCCTTGCCAGCGCCTTACGCTCATCACGCTCAGCTTGTAGCGCCTTAAGGGGCACTGTAACGCCACCTTCAACCTCAGCGGCTTCCGGTTGCTCTTGCTGCTCAGGTTCCGCAACAGGCTCAGGCGTTGGTGTTTCAACCGCTTCCGTTGCCGTCGTTTCGTCTGATAGTGCTTCTTCCAGATTTGTTTCTTCAGTCATAGTCTTTCTGCCTTTTACGCTAGACATGGCGGTGCGCCCGAACCCCGGCGGCGGGTCGGCTGATACGTTCAGCACATACGAAAACGCCCGTTAAACCCGGCGGCGGTTATCTCTTAAGCGGCCATCCCGGCTTCTACGCCAGTTTTGAAAGCTTCCGCTTGATTGCGAACGGCGTTTGCCGCGTTTTCCGCAGCCTCGCTTTGTGTCTTTTCAACCTCAGCAACCTCTTTTGCCATCGCAATTTGCTTCATTTGCTCGGCCATAGGGTCTTGCTGCTGTTGAGCCTCAAGAGTTTCAAGAATCTTGTCTTTATCCCGCAGGCTCGATGCCTGAACGAGCATTTGCGCATAAACAGGCGGCAAATTGATGAGCCCTGGCAAAATCTTGCTGAGCGTATCAAATTGCTCCGCCTGAACCGTTGGCGTATCCATGCCCTCGTCAATAACAATGTCTACGTCAATCTCAGAAGGCACATTGCGCACCTCCACAACCGATTGAGCCTGTGGGCTTTGCAGAAACTCTTGCAGCCTTTGTTGCGCCATTGGGTCTTTCTGGATGCGTTGCTGCGCTTGCGGGTCTTGGCTGATTTGCTCCATCATCATATCAGCCGCCGTGACAGGCTGATTGATACCCACAAAACGAACGCTGCGCTCATCATCGGTCACACGAACCCAGCGCTCGCCCTTCCATGTCTGGCGAATGCGGCTCCACAGCGCCTCGTAAACCTCAATCGTGTGCTGGCGTATGCGGTCCATGTGAAGGCCAATTTCAACCATGCCGCCCTGCTGCTGCGCAAGAATAGCGCGGCCCGACATATCGGCCTCATTCTTACCTTGCAGCGCAGCATTTGCGCCCATTAGGTCAATTTCGTTCTTGGCCTCTTGCAGCATTTGCAGGTTCTGCGCTGCCATGTCGTTTGTGTTGAGTATTTCAACGTCACCAGACGTGATGACACCATCAGGACGGGCAAGTTCCTTGCGAATAACATCAGGGCCTTGCGTTGCATCAGGTCCAACGCGCACTTGCCTGCTGTTAATAAGGTGCAGGCCCTTCGAACGACGCTTGTTCACCTCGTCCTGCGGGTCAATTGAATCCCTTATATCCCCGTAGCGGTTGTTATCGCGGTCCACATAAAGCGAAGCCGCTCTAATTGGACACTCAGGCTCGCCATTCTCGTCAAGATAAGGCGAGGGCTGCGCTTCTGTGATATTCCCGGCCTCAGTGAAGATAGCAGTCTGCCAAACGCCACCCTCTTCGAAGAACACCTCACAAATGCGAACACGCTGACGCTCATAATCCGACCAGATACGCCACTTAGGCCTATCGTCATACGTCTCACTGTGCCGAGAGCGCGAAAGCGTGGCTGTCAGCACTTCCTCGGCTTCGGGATACATAGCGCGCGCTTTGTCAATGTCATACCATGTCACAAGACCCAAGTATGTCGCGTCGCCAAAGTGCGGGTCACGGCTGTGCGGGTCGTAAAAGAAGCGATCCCAAGGAATATTGATTAGCGTTGGTGTTAGACCCTGCTTATCCTCCTTGATGCCAACCATCGTTGCACCAGTGCCCTCAATAAAGAGGTTTTCGGCAAACAATGACCGGTGGCGGTCCCAGTCCTCACTGTCGCACACAAAGCGCAGCGCATCGCTTGCAGATTGCGCCACGGGCTCGTCAGTTGGCGTTCTAGGAAATGCTCTTGGGTCACGACGCTGCTGCCGCTCAGTCCCCATCATGAAATTCACTTTGCGGCGAATGCGATTGAAAACAACTGGAGGCTGCCCCCGCTTTTTGAGTGCGTTACGCTCTTCCAGTGTCAGTTGCTTGCCGTCGTAGTAGTCGCGGTCACGCTCATTAAGCTGACGCTCTTCCCATGTGGCCCGCTCAGCGTCTTCAAACATCTGGACGTAGGGGCTTAGAGTGTCTTCCAATCTCCGTCCTCCTCATCCTCGAACGCTCTATCCCAAGCGTCTTTTGTTTCATTACTTGCAGGCTCGCTGACAATCGCCGGGTGCGCCTGATCTATCGCCCGCCCGATAAGGCTGGCAGTGTCCACTTCATCGTCGTGCTTGCCCGCAGGAAACACCAGAAACTCGCTCAAGTCCGCGCCTTGCTCAAAATGAACCCGTCCCGTTGCAGCCATTGCCTGGAACGATCTGGCCCGCGTCGGCTTGTCCGATACGCTTGGCAGCCATTCCAATCTGCAATGCGTCTTACGCTCCCGCATACGCCGCTTGAGCATCGGCTCTACGGCCTTTTGAATAACGCCACCCTCACCAAAAAAAGCCAGCGGCTTGTATTTCGCCACAAGGTCCAGTTGAGCCTCAATCCATTCATCGGACGCGCTTTGCTTTTTCCATTGCTCGACACGGTAAATATCACCATCCGAAGCAACGCCCCAAATGGTCAAAACCGTGTAATCGCCGCCGCCATCTGTAACCGCGTAATCGCTTGTCCCGTAATACCGAACCTTGGGAAGTTTGGTCCACTCGCTGAACCAATCGCGTTGAAAGAACGTGCCTTCTTCTGGTTGCGGCTGCTGCTGGTAAAGCGCAGACCACTTACGAGGGCCTACCGCGTGTTCAATGCGCTTCAATGCCTCAACAGGATACCACTCAGGCCAAAGAGCGCCACGCTCCTCATGCAATGCTGGAAGTTCAAGGACGGTCCACTCGCCACCCTCTTCAATACGCCCCTCACTCTCAAGTATGCGGCCCGCTAGGTCGGCTTCGTTCCACCGCGTTTGGGTCAAAACAATACGCGCACCCGGCATAAGCCTCGTGTAAAGGTCGCCTTGATACCAATCCCACGCTGTCTCTTGCGTAGTGGCGCTATCCGCCTCCTTCATTCCTTTAACAGGGTCGTCAATGGAAACTACGTGGCCGCCATCGCCAGTGATTGACCCATCCACACTTGTTGCAAGATATTGCCCACCTTGTGGCGTGTTGAAAAGGTCTTTTGCTTGGCTGTCTTCAATCAATCTAAGGTTTGGGAAAACCTCAGTAGTGCGCGGGTCTTTGATAAGGTTACGAACACGGCGGCCAAACTTAACGGATAGTTTCTGGCCATAACTTGCTGAAATGAAGAACTTGTCAGGGTTGCGCCCTAGATACCAGGCCGGAAACCTAACACTCGCCAATTCGCTCTTACCATGCCTAGGCGGCATGAATATCATCAGGCGGTCAATCTCACCGCGCTCAACCGCCTCCAACTTTTCCGCAATCAATTCGTGATGCGCCGCCCGTTGATATTGGGGAAGCGTGTATTCAGTGAACCGAAGAAGGCTCCGCCTCGCCAGTGCTGCCCGAACCTCGTTCAGACTTGGCAAGGATGGATTCAAGCTGTCCAAGCTCTTTGTCGCTAAGGTTGTCGAGGTCATGCTTGTGCGTTACCTCTGTCTTGTTTGTGATTGCCAGTTTGTCGCCATAACGCTGCGACCACTTCCCAATAAGCCGAACCCGCGTGTCAATCATGATACGCTTGTCCGCCGGGTCGATTGTCTTGTCGTCAGCAATGGCTAAGCCTCT